TTCTCGAATGAACAGATGGCGAACTTCCAATCATGCGTTCGAGCCAGATTGATCATCAGTTGATCGACAAAATTAGATTTGCCTGAGGATGGATACCCGGTGACGACAGTTAGCTGACCGGGTGCTACCGTGTAAATCGTATCGACTGAGCTGTACCCGGTGCTGAACCCCTTGCCTGTTCCCTTCGCGTATAGGTCGTTTAAACGATCAGCATAGGCAGATGGGTCGGTGAGTCCGGCGATGGGGTAGGGATGCGCGTCTGCGATGATGTCTGCGATGATCTCTCCGGGAGTCCGAGTCGGGTCATCGTCTGAAAGAAAGACCTCATTCAAATCTTTCTTGTTGAACTTGGCTACTCTGCATTTCTCTTTGCCAATTCTTCTGGCTAGTTCTTCTGCCAGTGCTTGACCGGGGGCATCTTGGTCTGTGGCTAGAACGATGTACGGTGCTGCGTCAATGATCTCTCTGGCGTTCCATACATAACTGAATCTTTTGTCTTCACTGGGAAGAACCTTTCCATCTGCCACCTTGATGGGCGCACCTGATGGGACTGATACCACGTTCTCCACCCCGGCTTCGATCAGGGTCAGACAGTCTATCTCTCCCTCGACAATGATCAATGGCTTACCCTTTTCCACCTTGTCTAAAGCAAAGAAGTCATGTGCCCCGCCTGAATCTTGGGTAAAGTCTTTCTCTGGGAAAGATCGATACTTAGCAGAGACCAATGCACCGTCCCGGTAGTAAGGGAACCCAATGGCATCGGACTTCTTGTCTAAACGGGCAAACCATTTGTCTGCTGCAAACAACCCCATCTTATCTGCTGTGGCTTTGGATATGCCTCGCGACTGAAGGTAGGCATAGTGACGCTCTTCAAGCTTGTTGCTTGTTATTACTTTGGATGGAACGGCAGACAAGGTTATCTCCTGTTTTTGTGGTTGGACTGAACCGTTCTCCAGACAGTGATGGCAAAAGTAAACCACCGCACCATCTGGCTTGCGGGTCAATGTCATGTCTTTTGATTTTTGTTTACGCCGTTCAGGTGTGCAGAACGGGCAGACCACCCTTGCGGTTTGGTCAAAATGAAACTGGGCAATGAGGTCAGCACTCATTTCATGCTGCCATCTTTGTTTCGTTTAAAGCTTCTGTTGGTAGACGGAGGTTGTAACTTCACCCCATCTTTGTTTGAGCCACCCTTAGATAGGGCTTTGACATGAGCTACGTCCTTGCCCTGTACGTTTAAACCTTTAGCCTTTGCCTGCCTTCTAGCCTTGTTGCGTTCGGCTCGGTTCTGTTTCTGTTCTTCTGTACCTTGGTAGTTGTCGTATTCTTTACGATAGTTTCGCATGGCTGATTGCCTCATGAAATCGCTCTATGTTGGTCATGTGCTTTTCTGCAACAACGCATCTGGTGCCGTACCCAAAGTCAACCTGCTCTGCGTTGATGAGGAACTTTTTTTGACTGATAAACCCATGTATTTTTACCACTGAAGGCTGATTAATGGAACATAAGATTGCCCAATCCGTGGAAAAATCTTCCCTTTTGTTAAATATTAAATACCTATCCCCATGTACGGTCGGGTAAGTACTTGTCTTGATCTGTATGGTTTGTCCGTGATGGGTCATATCTACGTTCCCATCCCCGCCAATAGTTATCTCTGTTTTAATAGGTATAAACAGGGCTTTGCTGACTGCCACCTCACCCAGCATCCCGGCGTAATGGATAGCAAAATCAGTTTGTTCTGAAATCTTTCGGTTGTTTACTTGACCGTGGGCAAGTTGCGTTGACTTAACACCCTCGATGACCCCGGCGTAATGAGCTGCCATGATCAAATCGTGAGCGTTTAAATTGATATTCATGGTTCCTCCATTAACTGGAGGGCAGCGACATAAAAATAATTATGTTTGCCCAAAGACTGCATGTGTAGCTTCATGAGGAAGTCATAACATTTTTTCCGTTCCATGTAAGAAATTTTGTTCACAAGGTTTTTACATGCAATCTTGTCTAGGGTTTGTAAGTCATCCTCTCCTGTGGCAACGGCTTCATTCCATGACTGCTCCATTAACTCATCAATAATGATGCGTTCCATGTCATCCCGAAAGCGTTCTTCTTCAGTCATCCTTTCCCCCTTGCTCTTATCTCTGCCGCGATCTCTGCCATCTCTGGTTCGCTGGACATACTGTCAAACCATTTGTCAACAATCTTCGCGCATTCCTCTCGTTCCTTTGCCACTGCATCATCAATTGCTTCCTTTGATGCCTCGATGATGGCAATGTTATGTTTTACCAACACTTGCTCGATTAGCCACAATACATTTGCGCTTAGATCAG